GACCACGAGGGGGACGACGGCGATTTGAACCGGAGCGTCCGCCACCTCGAAGACCTTTATCGTTCCGTCTATATTCACTTCGTTGACTAACCCGTCAAGCGTTTGCGGCATACCATCCACCGGCGAGAATGCAGTCGTCATGTAGTCCAGCGCGGCATTGATTTGGTCATCCGGCGTGGCATTCTCATCGCCCGCCCAGAAATACAACCAGAAAGACGGCCTGAGAGTCCACTGTGTCGGGCCGCCATTCATCATCGGCCTCGGTGTTTCATCGCCGTGGTCGAAATTGAGCACGGGAAACATTTCTGGCCGCGTGTAACGGGCGTAGTGTTTCAGCTTGCGCTCCAACGTCACAAATCCCGGTGCCTGCGCGGCCACAGCGTAAATAGCGGGGTATATCAGAGCATGATTCATACGTTAGTGACTCCTGGTGTTGAGCTAGTCATTCCCGGTGTTGAGCTTGGCCGTCCGTAGTAAATAGCATCCCTGAGCGCCTCAAAAGCAGGTACAGCCTGTTCCATGAGTGCCGAGCGCAAGTAAGACCGCTCAGGAATCGGTATATCATGGGGCCGTGTGCCATGAGTGAATACCAACGTACCGTCTGCCTCGAAGACCTGGAACTTCTCGGAGCCCGGATGGTGAATCACCCCGCCGTATTCATGGATAGCCCCATAAGGCACTTCGGCCAGCGACAGCCCGACTAGCTGGGAAATGCTACTTCCGGCCATTTCCTCTTGCACAGTTTTGAGCGCCGAGTACAGCCGCCCGCTTCGTCTGTTGAGCACTGCGCCGTTGGCGTTTTCTTGCGCCTGTTGTAGCACAATCTGCCCGGCGTCCCTCAGCCCTTTGCGAGTGCGTGCGCCGATAGTCCGGGCTTCGCCCTCTAGCCTGCCTATCAATTCCCGGAAGCCGCGTAGCTCAAACGTGAACATGCTAGAACCACTTCTTCAGATTGCCGAGAGCCTTGGCCTGTTGCGGCGTGAGTTCATCCCTGGTGAACGCCTGCGTAGTCTGACCACCGACCGCCATGCTTCCCAAGTCAATCTTCGGGCCGCGCTTAAACTTCAGCGCCACCAACTCCACCAAAACACTCTCTGCGTCAGCCGGTGGAGCCTCCAAACCACAAGTGCCAACTACACAGACGTTGCGTATTCCTCGGTGGAACCAGTAGCCGCGCAGATTCAGAATGGAGCCGGTCAGAATCCAACCGTTGTCAGTCGTACCAACCGCCGCCGGTATTGTCAGGTCGTTGACCGTAAGGCTAGTGATAGATTGGATGTCAGGGACCGGTACAACCAGCGAATAGGAGCCACTACCGTTGAGGTACTCAGTGAACGGTACTACGCCGCCCCACAATGGCCGCCCGACCTCGTTCTCAATGAACGCATGGGCCTGGTCTATCATGGTGCTAATCAGCGCGTCATAGTCGAGCGACTTCTCGCCTATCCGGTCTTTGACGTAGCCAACTTCCTCTGACAGTGTCATTTATTTCCTCGGCTTCCCTTTGGGCCAACCGCCCCGCTTGGTGACCGTTTCCTGGTCTTCCGGCTCCTCGTCAGGCACATATTGAACGAAGCCAAACGGCTTGATGGCTTCCGCCACCTCTGGCGGGACTTCGAGAACGCCGTTCTTGTCTGGGTCATACTGCTTCCCGCCATGAGATACAGAGCCCATGCCGTGCAGCGATTTCACTTTCATTGCTAACCCCTATAGGGTGGGGCCGAAGCCCCACCCCTCTCTAGTTTAGTGACCGATGTTGCTCTGGACGTACACGGCCTTCGGGAAGTAGTCCTGAAGGACCTCTTCGCACATGACCGCATACTGCCATTGCGGGGAAACCAGCGGATATTCGACCTGATAGTACTCTTTCTGAGCTTTGACGGCCCAGAGATTCGCCACGTTGGAAACAGGGTAGGGCTTGCTCTGGCGCAGGTACACCATAGTTCCGGCTGGCATGTTGGGATGGAGAACCAGCTTGCAGAACTGGCCGCCGCCGCCCGCGACAAACGGATTGATGAGTGACCCCACAACCCGGCCAGCCTCGAACGCCGTCGCGCTGCCAGCATTCGCATCGAAGTTGAACCGGAACAATGGAGCCCCGCCGCCCTGGATGACAAGCTGGTTGATGGTGAGCAATTCCCGTCCTGAAACCAGGAGGTACTCCGGCCCAAAGCGGTAGTTGTCCCAGAGGTACTGAAATGCAGTGTTGCACTGCGTGACGCCGCCCTTGCCGTCGCTGGTCAGGGTGGTCCCCTGTCCAACGGTCCCGGTAGCTAACGACTCCCAAGTACCACCATTAGCCGTCCGTCCAGCAATGGAAAGCAGCCCGTCGAAAACATACGGGTCGGACGAGTAGTCAGCCGATACCGCTGGGTCACTCGCCGTCTGTGTTCCCGCGCCAGCCGCCGTGGTGATAGCGTAGGAGTTGAGCGTCGTGATAGCGCCGATAGTCGCGCCAGCGGCAGAAGCGCCCCAATAAAGGGCATAGGCCACTGCGCCAGGTACTGGCGTCCAGTAGGCGGTCACGACGTTGGTGCCACCGGCACCTGTCGTGATATTAGCCGCCGCTGAAATCTGGCCGTTTCCGCCGTTGTGGTCCGTTTCGGTCTTACCATCGGCCAAAGCCTTGATGTACCTACCGGGACAGCCGCCTGCTATGGACGTGCGGCCATAGCCATCAAGCGTGAGCGGGACAACACGGACATACACCGCTGTGCTGGCGGGGATGCTCCCGCCGGTCGTAGCCGTCGCAAGCGTCGGCGTAGGTCCAATGCCAAGCGGCACGTCATTATTGCCGCCCAGGAGTACACCTTCCTCTTGCATCATCAACGCGTAGAGTAGATTCTGGACTGCGTCGTTTTTCACATCCTCGAAGCCCTGCGCAGCCCATTCGGCCTGCCAGGTCACAAAGTCTTCGAGGGAGAGGAACGCATAGCTGGCGGTGCGATTGATGACATTCGTCTGAACGACCCCACCACGGTGACCTTCCCCGGTCCCAGCGGTCATACCGTTGACATTGATTCCCGTGATGGACTTCCAACGGGTCGCCGTGTCACCGGCCCCCGGAATGCGGGGGAACATGTTGCGAAGTGGAGTGATGACCGGGAAGAACTTCTTCGCCACCGGCTGAAGGTCATACGCCGTAAGGCCGAGCCCTACCGTATAACCGGCGGCCTTCTTGAAGTCTTCCGTCATCGAGTTTTTACGGCACTCTGCGATTAGCGCGAGTGATTCCTGTGTGAACTGGCTCATAGTTTTCTCCTTTTAGAGTTTCCACTCCGACGCGAGCACCCAGGGCGGCCCATTATGGGCGGGCTTTGTTTCCTGTTCTGCCTTCGCCATCGGCTCGCCATCGGCTTCCTTGGTAACTGCGACAGCCTTCAGATTTCCCTGCACCGGCATAGGATATGCACTCACGCGCTCAACAATCGGCTTCCAGGCGCTTAGTGTTTCATTCGCCTTGGCTAGACTCTCGGTAAGCGTGGCAATGCTTCCCTGCATGGCGAGGAAAGCCTCGGACTTCTCAAACGATTCTACGGGAGCGGGCGCAACACTCTCAACTGGTACTTTGCTCTTGGTCCAGTCTTCCGGTAGCTTGTCAGTCGCTCCCAACTCCTTGGCGCGCTTTTCAATATGCTTCTTGGCCGCCTCTTTGTCTGATGCACGGCCATACGCCTTTATAGCGTTTTCCAAGTCGTTCACGTCCTCAATCGGGAAAGAGCCATCGGGGAGTGCTTTTCCTTCCTTGGCCAGAGCTTTGCGCTTCTCCGCCGAGAACTTTTTCTTGGCGAAGGACACCCACTCAACTACCGGCTTCCCATCCTTGCGGGACAGCATGAAGGCATTCTCGCCTTCACCGACCTGTACCTCCCCGTCCTTGCCTTCGAGGATTTCCGAGGCAATGAACTCTTTGGCATTCATCAGCGCTTCATCCAAGGCCACGCAAGCCGCCTTCAGGCTCGCCATTTGGCCAGAGGCTTCCGGCTCGTTCTCCATGCTCTCGTTAGAATAGAGCCACTTGAGAGACGACAGCGCATCGGTCATGTTCATAATCGCCTGCAACGCTGCCTGGCTGTCGTATATCTCCCCGCCCTTGCTAAATACCTCAACCGCCTTGGCAGTCTTGGCTTCGGTCCACTCAACGCCGTCCAGATTCTTCTCGACAATGCCCTTCACGAACGCCGCAACGGGGCCAGCGTCCTCATAACTCGCCGCATCGGCCATAGTAAGCGCCACGTGGAACGGGACTTTCGGGTCATCAATCGGGGTGAACGTCTTAGCCATGTGGTCCCGCTTACACCGCCCGCCAGCCGAACATTGCCCCTTGAATGTCCCGTCCAGAACTCCCTTGTGGAGTTTCAGTGCCCAAGGGTCATCCTTGTCCAGCGCGAAGTCCACAAATACTTCTCCCGCCGCATCTACCAGAGCGTCAGCGCTCTTCCCCAGCGCAATCGGGACGGTATGAGACGGTACAAGGTCAATACGCCCTTCCTTGCCAGCCTTGACGAATATATCGCGGCCCTCTTCCGTCATCCGCTCGCCCTGGCTGTCCGTTTTTGGCCCGTTGACGTGGAACAGAACATGAGGCGTTCCGTCCTTCGCCATCGTAGCCTTTTGAAACGACCCAATGTCCTGCCATTGTTCATACATTGCGTTCTCCTTTTCGACCGTTTTCGTTATCCCTCTTCCACAACCGGAGCCACGTCGCATTGTTCATTCGGGTGTACTGGGTAGGGATATAACCAGTCCTCAGTTATCGGGATAATCCCGCCATAGCCCTGTTCATAGTTGGCAACGCACCGCTCGCACGGATTGTCACTTAGCAGCCATTTCATTCCCACCACTTTGGGAATCTTGCGGTAGGCAATCATGTTAGCGTTGACATCCGCGCTGCGTGTTTCAAAATCAGCTATTGTCTCCGCTCGGACATCACTGAATGCCCTGCTTTCATTTATGGCCTCGCTCAACTGCTCTCCGGTCCAGCCATTTCTAAGAGCTTGGTCCACTGCATTCCGAAGGAATCCGACCGTCCCTTCCGTGATAGCCCATTGCGCGCCCGCGTCCACCACTAGCTGGCCATCCACCAATTTCATTCCGGCCATAGCCACGGCGCGCTGTAAGGCCCATTCCCGCGCCGCCGCCTGCGCTTCGGCGAATACCTCGCTCGTTTCAGTAACGCCCAACTGGGCGCAAGCCTGCGCGGCTGCGTCCTGTGCCAGGGCGGATAGCGCATCCGAACAAGCGCGGTAGAAATTAACGAATTCGCCAAACGTCCAGGCCGCCAGAATCACGTCAACGGCCCGGTCTATTTCGTCATCCTTGTTTTTCTGAAACTTCGGATGCTGTTCATACGCCGCCACAATCGCCTTAGCCGCTGCTGGTCTTGCCTTGCTAAATGCCAGTTTCAATGCTTTGGCAATGGCCGTTCTTGCCTTGCGTACCGCCTTCCGATTACGCGGAAGCGGCTCTAGTACCTTGCCCTTGACTTCCTTCGCTTTGACGAAAGGGTAGGGCCTGCGTCTGGCCCGGCCCCTCCTTATGCTCGTTTGGCGGCACCTTGGCGGCCAACACGTCATCTAGCTTCTGGACGTTCGCGCCCAGCATCAATAGCCGCCCAGCTTTTGCATCTTCGGGCACGCCGATTCTGTCAGTCACG